CTATTGCATTTTTTCTAAGTCTTTTCTCAACCATTCAACGTCACGTACGGTATAAGTAGATTCTGTAATATCTTTGATAGTATGGCCGATTAGTTCTTTTAAAGCATACTCATCAACTTCGGCTTTTTTACATCTCGTAACAAAAGTTTTTCGGGGATCGTGTGGTCGATGCTCCGGATTCAGATTTAATTCTGCAATTGCTTTGACGAATCTGTTAGAATATTTATCGTATGACATCGTCACAAAAACAGAAGGTTTTCTGCTTTCATCGTTAAGTAAATACTCACTATCGATTGATTGCGCAAAATCATAGTTCTTTTTCACCAGGTCTCTTACCTTGGTGTGAATTGGAACAATTCTCTGTTTTCCGGCTTCTGTTTTCATTCCGGCTTGCATATACCATTCGTCAAGATTAATTTCATCCAGTCGGATAGTAGCAATTTCTTGTGGTCGCCATCCCATATAGCATTGTATCAAGATCCAGTCTGCATATTTCACTTTTCCGACGTTATCCCATAAGATTTGTAACTCATCATCTGTGAACGGTATGTGATCCTTCTTGTTAGACTCGATCTCTTTTACAACATCATCAGAAATTTCAAAGGTTCTTGCATAGTTTCTATCTACTATTTCAAATTCCAATGCATAGTCGAACATCAAGTTAAACAAAGATTTTATTCTGGATTTAGTTCCAGCTGAAGCATAGATTTTTTCTCCTTTATGCTTACCGCGGTATTCAATTCTAAATCCCTCTTCCATGCAACCTTTAAGATGCCTTGCTCTGACATCTTTAGATCTCATATCATAAATTGAAGAGCAGTAGGCCCATGCCGATGTAACGGTCCGCTGGTAGGCTTCGGAGCAGGTAGTGAAATAACTTTCAGTCCATTTGTCATACAATTCCTGCACTGTGAGGTCGTTGTCTAAATCATATGGATTACGGTTGTATTCTGCAAGGGCGTTATAAGCTTCATTGTATGTTCGAAACATAGATTTAGGTTTCAGAGCACTTAATATAGGTTTTCCTTGTTGAGTTTTTCCAACACACACTCGTACTCTAAACGGATTTCTTAAGTGTCGACCTTTAATTTCAGTAATGCTACCAAAACCGTTTGGTAAACGCATGCGTCTCGGTATATATCGTCGTTTTTGCTCCTTAGTTCCTTTTAACGGAAAACCGCAATGAGGGCAGAAGAGTGCTTTGTCGCTTACCTGAAGATCACATTCAGGGCAGTTCATTAGTGCCATTTGATATACCTCCTTAAATTTCAAAATGGATGTAATCAACAGCGGGTATTATCGCACTTTTACTTGCAGTTTAGAGTGCGAAATGGTAAAATAAGGATGCACATATAAGTTTATGTGTTACTTTGAATTTTCATTTAGAAGAAGAGGTCTTAGCATTATTACAATCATTACTCACCGCTAAGGCTTCTTTTTTTTATGCGCACATTTACCAATACTTCCCTGTTGAATTTTGTAATAATATTATATAGCATATTATTGTCAGGACGTCAACTCCTGTATATTACAAAAGCGGAGGTATTATATGATCTACGAGGGCGAGCTTTATTGCCCTAACTGTCACGGTGAGTTGAGACTATATGACCATGTAATGCGAATGGTAAAGACAAAGAAAGGAATTAAAAATTACATTTACATAAGACGAATGAAGTGTCAAAACTGCGGAAAAATTCACCGTGAACTCCCGCCGCATGTACTTCCTTATATACAATATGATAAAGACATTGTCATGGGTGTTCTGAGTGGACAAATCACACCAGACGACATTGATTACGAAGATTATCCATGTGAAATGACAATGGTTCGATGGATACTTAGAGATAGAGACCTGTAATAGCGGAGGTCTCTTCTCTTTTTATTTACGTAGTGCGTTTTATATGATACAATTTACCTGTTACTTAAATACATATGAGGAGGGAAATTATGTTTGAGGATTTAGTATCAGATGTTGCTGATGATTTAGATTTTGATGAAAAGCCACAAATGCCACGATGGCTTAAGAAAATTTTAGCATGGGTTATAATTGTATTAATTTCACTTATCGTTGGTGGAATAGGTGGTTGGTTTTTACATGCACATTTCACTAAAGATGAGGTTACAGCATCATACATTAGTGGAAAGCTTGCAGATGCTGATGAGTTGACGACACAAACTATTACATATACTTCTGGTGTTCCAATAGAAAAGGGTAAAATTCCATTTATCACTAAAAGAGGATTTACAATGTATTACACAGCAACTCTTAGAGCTGGTGTACATTTGTCAGAGATTGATCCTAAAATATACGATAAAAAAGTGGTAGTTACATTACATCATTCCAAACTCTTGGGAACACCAAATATTGATGCCAATTCTATTCAGTTCAAAGACGAAACTAAAGCTTTACTCAATTGGGATAAACATGAAGATGTGAAAGATGCGCTCAAGATAGCGAAAAAAGATGTGAAAGAAAATCCGGCAGTTGATTACTCACTACTATTAAACCGAGCTGATGAACATGCTGAGGAATTGGTTCATGCATTATTGGACGATTGTGTTGGTGAAAGAGAAGTAGATGTAAGATTTAGATAACGATATTAGTCGGTTAGGGACCTTGTTCTATATGAGCAGGGTCTTTTTGTGTTTCAAGATACTCGCGATGATTACATATGCTGTTATGAGAGAATAATAAGATGACCAAACGTATAGCTGGTACTGTCTATCTCAGACAGGTTTAGAAAAACGACGGGTCTTATTGAATATTTATATTTGGTAAGATGTATAACGAGATGGAGTAAATTGGAGGCTGCCCGTGTTAGCAGACGATGTAAATAACATGATCTTATTATTTTATTTTCGCGAAAATTAGATATGCTGTTATGAGAGAAAGAAACTAGCTTAAAGTAAGAGCAATCGATTCATCGAAGATTCCGGTTCGAATCCGGGGCTTTCTCTTTTCTTTTTTATCCGCGATAAATACATACTCCTTTATACAAATAACAAGTACATTATTATCTATAAAGGAGAGATTATTATGAAGAAAACATTTATTGGAATGGTAGTAGGTATGATGATTATGAGTTGTGTGGGATTTATTGGTTATAAGAATATTACTAATAGTCACGAAGCAGAACTTGTGGAAACTAAAACTGAATATGAATATCAGATTAGAGAACTTGAAGAAAAGAACTCTAAAACTGAAAAGAAATATGAAAAATTAGAGAACCAAGTCTACAACGTGATGGAAGGTAAGAATTATGACTTTGCGATCGCACATGACGGAATAACGTACGACTATAGCAAAACCGGTAAGGGACTTTTCAAAGAAAAGACACGTATGAAACGTATCGTTTATAATGTAAAGTACAATTAATTTGTAAGAGGGAGATCTCATTAAGAGGTCTCTTTTCTTTTTACCCAGACGCGAAACTTACATATGCTGTTATGAAAACTATAAATAACGATATTTTTAGGAGGCAATATCATGTTTGAAAGAATTAAATGTTACAGAAAATTAAAGAAAGCTGATAAAGCATTACAGGTAGCATTAAAACTTGGTGAGATTATTAATGACAAAGATTTAATATCTCATTCGACGGATGCACTGGATATGAATACTCAGTTCAGAAAAGAAATGTGGCATAATCGAAAGATGGCGAAAGAATATAATTCAAAAGCCGCTAAAGTATTAGGAGTGTAGAAGATTAGAGTCTTGGAGAAATCTGAGGCTCTTTTCTTTTTTTTTTGTGTTTTTAATCTAGCTTAGAATATTTTAACCTAGCTTAGATTTTATCTACATTCAGCACACGGGTTACTGGAAAAGATGATAAAAAGATACCATGCACATTTTGAGAGGAGGTGAATGTGATGAAATTGATTATATTTTTTGCTGGTATAGTTATCGGAGTGTTGGTTTCAGAAGTAATACGGCGTGTAAGAACAGGTAAAGGATACTTCAAACTTAAAAAAATACCAGACGAGGATGATATGTATACAATCAATGTACGATTGGTTCCTTACCAGAAACTTAATAAAAAGAAACACATTTTACTATCGCGAGAGTAACATTTCCTGTTATGGAACTATATCAACTAATTTTTATGGAGGAAAAGAAAATGAGCAGCACAAAACAATTATTAGAAGATGAAATTCGAAGTGAGATTGAAGGGATCTCAAAAATGGAACTGGGGTCTGATAATCACAAAAAGACAACTGATAACTTGGTCAAATTACTTGACAAATACAATGACATGGACAAGTTAGATGCAGATCTTGAGAAACATGATACAGAAATAGAAATGAAAAAAGCTGAACATGAACTCAAGAAGCAGCAACTTGAACATGAGAAAAAAGATTCATTTGTTAAGAACTGTTTGACAGGAATCAGTATAGGAAGCGGTATTATCATGACCGTATGGGGAACATGCGTATCTATCAATTTCGAGAAGGAAGGTACATTTTCGACAATTATTGGAAGACAGTTCATCCAGAGATTACTTCCGAAGAAATAATTCGATGTAATTCAAAATGGAGGGTCTGAGTTAAAACTTGGGCTCTTCTTTTTTTTATTTGAACTTAGGTGAGAACACGCGATAAAAACAATGTATGTTATGGACAAAGTTAATTAGATTCAAAAGGAGGTTTTGTTATGAACGAAATGGAGAAAAAAGAGAAAAGGAAACTCAGCAATAAGGAGAAACTTATGTTTGCAGGTGGAGCTTTATACTCGACTTTATTGCTTGTAGGAGCATATAAGCTTGGGCGTAATGTGACTGATCTGAAATTTGATAGAGGTATATGTTATTGTTGGAGCATAGACCCGACTTTAAAAACTCACATGGAAGAAGTATTAACAAAAACACATAAGAAGAAATAACTTTCTAAAAGATACGGCGCCTGAAATATGGCGTCTCTTCTTTTTATTCAGACGCGAAATAATCATTGTATATTATGAGAAAGGAGTGATTTATATGAAATGGATTATAGGATTACCTATAGCAAAACTCGGAGTAGTATTATATAGACCAGCCGTTGCGAAAGGGTATGGAACTGACTACAATCAGTTTACATTTCTCGAAAAGGTTGGGCATAAATTACTAATGTTCGGGTTAGATCTTATAGGTATTACAACTAAAGAAGACGTGGCACGAATCACGACATTTACTAAATAAAGATCATGAGCTTGTGGTGAAATATACACAGGCTCTTCTTTTTATCCAAATAAATATTACAGAGGTAATAACCGTGAGATACTTTTACAAGAAACCTCGATATTATAAAGCTAAATATGGAATGACGTATGAATGTAATCATCCAGTGTACAATAAATGCACTTTATATAAGATTAATGACAAAGGTCTCAGCGTGATACAGCAGAGATATGATCCAATTACAAAGAGAACCTGGTGGGGAGAAATAGATGCATGGCTGATCGACGACATTTATCTTCATCCTAAATTCAAACAGTTTTTCGAAGAACGGTCTGGCGTAATTCAAGATAACTTATACCCAACCGTTTCTATTCGGCAGGTTATGTGGGCTTTGAAAATGAAACCTATTCCACGTCAAAGATGGGAAACCTGCTTTGATCGACGAAATATCTAATTCGCAACAATTACAAGTACTATTATAGAAAAGGAGTGATATTTATGAAACAAATGACAAAAGAACAGATTAATGAAATTAACAAACTTTTAGAAACGAATGGTACAGCTTTGACAGCGTTTTATGACGAAGGAATACGTTATGGAAAACTGAAAGGTGGAAGTATCGGAGTTGTTGGAACTTTGATAATTACTGGCGTCTGTTATGGTATTAGTAAAATTAAAAATCGCAAAAAAGCAGAGGAGGAGTCCTAACAAGGGCTCTTCTTTTTGTCCGCGACAATTACACGTTCTATTATGCAAAGAATAACAATCAAAAGGAATAAGGAGGACATAACTATGATATTATTATTGATTTTATTACTTACAGCAGGAATTTTAACGGTGATTAGTGTAGCGGTGATTAGTGTAACCGGTGCAATAGGAATCGTACTATTCGGCGATGTGCTAGTATGTATATTTGTAATATTTAAGGTTATCAAAAGATTATTTCGAAAGAAGAAATAATTTGCAGGAGATAGGGCTTTAGAAAAAACTAAGGCTCTTCTTCTTCGCGATAATTACATCTTGTATTATAGAAACATTGATTTAAAGTGAAATGAGATATTACTATGAAACAATTTAAACAGTTTTGGAAAGATCTTGGAGCTTTATACACAACATTTGGCAGATGGCTCAAGAAACACTGGAAAGGTTATCTTGTGTTAGGAGCTGTTATTTGGGGTGTAGAGATGGCAGTGATCTACAGAGACACAATTAAAGATGCAATAGGTGACAAACTTAAATCAAGAAAATCGGAGGAAGGAGTCCAGTAATTGGGCTCTTTCTTTTTTTTTCCATTTTTACCCACTCACTTTGTTTTAACAAAATGTAGTTAAACGTATATCATACAGCATGAAAGGAGATAAATCAAAATGGATGTACACACATTTGGTAAAGGGTCTGTACCGGTTAGAGTCGCTGCAAAAGTATATGGAAAAGACCAATCATGGGTTAGAGCGGGTATAATAACTGGTTATCTGCAGATTGGAAAAGCTACAAGAAGAGGTAAAGTCATCACGAGAATTGAAGATATGGACAGTAGGAAGGGACGAATCAATTACTACATATCTCCATCAAAACTCTATGATGAAACCGGTTATATTTGGAAAGGAGAACGAGAATAATGGGGACTGTCATAAGACCAGAACTATCAAAGAAAAATCGAAATTGGATAGAAAAGCATCGATATTACGAATTGAAACATTTCTGTATGCAGTATAACATATGGAAACAGACATACGTATCCCTTGGTGGATTGGCGAGCAAACCAGAGGCTACTGAGATGTTACGTAATAAATACAGTATGTCAAATCCTACTGAACGTATTGGAATAGATCGTGCTAATCTTTCAGAAAAAATGAAGATGATAGAAGATGCTGCAGAAGAGACCGATAAGGATCTCGCGAAGTATATTGTTTTGGCTGTGACTAAAGGGTTATCCTACAATACTTTACGAACCGTTTACGAAATACCTTGCTGTAAGGATGTATATTATGAGGCTTACCGGCGGTTCTTCTGGATACTCAGTAAAATACGTAACTGAAGTTCTAGTCATCAAATAAGTTACACGACATCATGCAATTTGGGTAAGCTGGGTTTCCACAGGCTTCACATCCTTCACCTGGCTTACTCAATTCTTCAAACTGTTCTGGTGTTATAAATCCGCAATCTTCAAGCAAATCTGAATATGGATTACAATTCAAATATTCGTCAACATCTGGATAATATACCCCACATGCCGGACAAGTACAGGTGTCAGTTTCTTCATCTATTTCCATTATTGCCCCACAACGGCATACCGGGTTGAGATTTGAAAAAGCTTCGTAAAGTTCATCTGGAGTTTCTGCGTATTTAATACTCATATAATCATACCTCCTAAATACTGATATGATTATGGTACTACAATAAGTTCGCGATTTCAACATACCCTCTAATGAAAGGAGGAACAGTAAGATGATTTGGAAAATTATAAAAGAGTTTCTTAAGCTGTTATTAATAACATTGCTTATAGGATTCTTTGTTTGGTTTTTCCGTAGCATATACAAAACTATTCGTTATGGAATTAAGGGCTTCAGATAATGAGGCTCTTTTCTTTTCGCGAAATTTACGGGGGCTCTTATGAGAAACAAATGGTTTAATTGGCAGAACGCCAGATCTAATCTGGAAGTACGGGTTCGAGTCCCGCGCTGTTTCTTTTCTTTTTTGACCAATAGAAAGGAGGAATAATATGAAACAACACAAAATAAGTAAATCAGCCACCAGAACAATTTTAACGTGTTTAGCGACCATAGGAGTAGTAGGAACATCAATTATGGCAGTAAAGGCTACCCCAAAAGCCCTATCGCGTATTAAGGAAGCTGAGAAAGAGAAAGGCTCTGAATTATCAAAATGGGAAGCTGTTAAAGTAACAGTACCACAATATGTCCCAGTGGTATTAACTGGAACTGCTACTATAGTTTGTATTTGGGGAGCTAACATACTTACCAAACGACAGCAGGCTTCGTTATCCAGTGCATATGCTTTCTTAGATCAGTCTTACAAGAAGTACAGACGAAAAGTAGTAGAGTTTTACGGTGAAGAAGCCCATAATAGAATAGTTAATGCAATTGCCGTTGAAGAGAGTAAAGAGGTTTATCCGTTCACTGAATGTATGTTTTCGACTTGCAAACAGTATCTTGATGAAGACTACAGTGAACCTATCCTATTTTATGATGAGCAAGGTCATCGGTATTTCAATGCTCCATTAGAACAGGTAATAATGGCAGAGTATTACCTCAATCGAGATTATGTTATGGGTGGGGTTGTTCTGCTTAATAACTTTTATGAATTTCTTGGATTAGAGCCAACCGAATACGGACAAATCAATGGTTGGTGTGGCGGTGATGGTTTCGCATGGATCGATTTCAATCATAAGAAAGTAACAATGGATGACGGTCTGGAATGCTATATCATTGAACCAATGTGGATGTCAGATTACGATGCAATGATTGAAGATTGGCTGTAACTGATTCGCGAAAATTACAAGCACTATTATGAGAACAAGAACAATCCTTCCGATTGCTTGTTGTTTACTTGATAAAGATTGAGTCCTTAAATGGACTCTTTCTTTTTATTTTTTATCAGTACGCAGGTTACGATATTTAATGCTAGTTTTATATAGCAGACGTCCGAACGCGACTGAAACATGTACTCTTATGAATATATAAGAAAGGAGACAAACATATGCGTAAAATTAAAGTAAGTAAAAAGGCGGTTTTGACAGTATTGTCAGCGGCGTTTGGAATGGGAAGTTTCGTAGTAAACGTCCTGTCCAGCAAAGACGAAACAGAAGAAATTGCACAAAGAGCTGCTGAGATTTTAGAAGAAAAGCAGTCTTCAGAAGAATAATTATGAAGAGGGATTCGATTAACAGTCGAGTCTCTTTTCTTTTTATTACTACAATGAATAAAGAACTATCAGTTCTGGGTTAGCTTTGAAAGGAGTAAAAAAAATGATAAATTTTGATGGCGTCAAGAATGAGAAGATGCTCAGATCAATTCTTAAGCGCCATATAAACAAAGAAATTATGGTTAATACCAAACCGAGTATCGATATGATATATAAGGTTTTGGAAGAAGCCTACGAAAGCGGGATTGGGTATGATGTCAGTGATCTCAAGAATGCCGTATATGTATTAGCAGCTAGTAGCACGAACCAGGCTGACACATGCCTCAAAATGGTAGCTAAAATGCATTTTAAAAGTGAAGAAACCAATAATGTAGTAGCAGATTCGGAACACGATGAGATGGTCTTTTATGATGTCGAAGTCTTTCCGAATCTGTTTTTAGTTTGCTATAAAATGGCTGGACTTGGTAAACCTGTGGTTAGAATGATTAATCCAACGCCAGATCAGATTGAGAGTTTGGTTCGTTTTAAATTGATAGGCTTCAACAACCGTGCGTACGACAATCATATGATTTACGCATGTATGATGGGTTATACGAATGATCAACTTTATAATTTGTCAAAACGGCTCATCAATAAAGATAAAAGTATCAGCAGAAGAGCGAAATTCAGTGAGGCATTCAACTTATCATTTACAGATATTTACGATTTTGCATCTGCTGGCAATAAGAAGAGCTTAAAGAAGCTTGAGATTGAGATGGGTAAACAGACTGAAGAATCATTGCATAAAAGAGGATATTCTGAGGAAGCCATCAAAATCATTAAAGCCGGAAATCATCATCAGGAGCTGGGATTACCATGGGATGAACCAGTTGACCCAACGTTGTGGACGAAAGTAGCTGATTACTGTATTAATGATGTTATAGCAACTGAGGCGGCATTCCATTATCTGAAAGGTGATTGGATTGCCCGAGAGATTCTTGCTGATATTACTGGTATGAGCGTGAACGACACAACTAACAGCCTGTCACAGAGAATTATATTTGGTAATGATAGGAATCCTCAGTCAAAGTTTAATTATCGATTCTTGGGAGATCCTGTAGGCAGTGATAAGTATGAGGAATACCGTGAGAAGTTCGGCGCTGATTATAAATTCAGAGTATTCAACGAAAAAGGATTACCAGAATATCGTGATTATGTTCCGGGAGAAGTACTTCCAGACGGATGGAGTATCTTACCATTCTTCCCAGGTTATGACTTTGACCAATACAGAGCAGTCAAGTCTATGTACATGGGAGAAGAAATTGGAGAAGGTGGACGGGTATATGCTGAACCAGGAATTTACGGAAAAGTATGGGACGGTGACGTAACTGGTCAGCATCCATCAAGTATCTTGGCTGAAGTGCTGTTCGGACCGGAATATACCAAAGCATTTGCGGATATTGTATTCGGACGAGTAAGTATCAAACACCAGGCATGGAATGACATAGACGGTTTATTTGACGGAAAACTCAAACCATATATTCAGCAGGTTATTGACGGGAAACTTACATCTAAGGAATTGGCGAACGCTCTTAAAACTGTAGTAAATGCAGTGTATGGTCAGACAAAAGCTACATATCCGTGCGCATTCCGTGATGATCGAAACATCGACAATATCGTGGCTAAACGTGGAGCTCTGTTTATGACATTGCTTAAGAGTGAGGTCCAAAAAAGAGGATTTACAGTATGCCACATTAAGACGGACTCAATCAAAATACCAGATGCCACGCCAGAGATCCAGCAGTTCGTGCTCGATTTCGGTAAAGAATATGGATATTCATTTGAAACGGAAGCAGAATTTGAGAAGTATTGTCTGGTAAATAAGGCAGTTTATATTGCAAAAACTAAGGATGGTGAGTGGACGGCTACCGGGGACCAATTCGCAGTACCTTATGTATTCAAGAAACTATTCAGTAAAGAAGAAATTGTATTTGAAGATCTGTGTGAAACATTCGAAGTTAAAAACGGAGCATTGTATCTCGATGTGAATGAGCAGTTGCCGGATGTGACAGAGTATGAAAAAGAGCTTAGTAAAGCTGAAGATAAATACAAGAAAGGTAAGATCTCTGACACAATGATGGAGTCCATAAGTTCAGAGCTTAATGACAAAATTGCAGCCGGACACGAATACAAGTTTGTAGGACGTGTAGGTCATTTCTGTCCAATCAAGCCTGGTAAAGGTGGCGGAGTATTATATCGAATCGACGGCGATAAACGTGCTGCAGCATCGGGAACGACCGGTTATCGTTGGCTGGAATCTGAAATGATCAAAGGCTCAAACGAAGACGTAATCGATTTATCATATTTCACAAAGTTGGTGGATGATGCTGTCGATACCATTAATAAGTATGGGGATGCTGAGTGGTTTATGTCAGATGACCCATACGTACCGGATCCTAAAAAGCAGTCGACAGAGAACTTCATGAATATTCCGATCGATGCTGATGAAGAACTGCCATTTGATTTGGAAGATAAAAAGGGAGTTGCATAATGCAAACAAAGTTATCTACACAAGATTACATGGACTTTTTACAGAGATTTATATTAGTTCATTCTTATATTTATTATGAGCTGAATAATAATGTAATCAGTGATAAGATGTACGACGAAAAATCAAAGACTTTAGTACACCTTAAGAATCAGTATCCGGAGTTATGGAAAAGTAGTATGTACTATAAACAGTTCGGAGACGATTATAACGGTGCTACTGGATTCACCCTGTTCTATGATTTAGAAAAATCCGAACAAGATAAGATTCGTCGTATTGCTTTACTGGTTCTGTATCATGGCGGTTCACGATAATTTCATGGACCCTTATCAGAAGGAAGGTGAGACAGACATTGATTGAGAAAATTAAAAGGTGGTTTAAAGATCATATTGACTATCGTATAACCGGTGAGTATTACGAAAAGATAAGCGATGGCCGTTATCAGAAGAAGTATTTAAAGAAATATTACTTCAAGAAATCAAAATAGATATAGATATAAAAGGAGAAAAAAATGGAAGTAAGATTTACACCACGTAAACTGGAGATTAACAACGCGAGAATTATGTTCAGAAATTTTAAAGGAGAAGAAGGGCAGTACAATCGTAAGGGGGATCGTAACTTTGTACTGGTTATTGCAGGAGGTATGTTAGATGACGGACGCACTGTTAGGGATGTGTCTGCCGAAGAAATGGCTGATGCACTTAGATCAGACACCAACAGTCTTGGAGTTGGATGGAACGTAAAAATTAAACCACCAAAAGAGGAAGGCGCTGAACCATTCATGTATTTACCAGTTAAGGTTAAGTTCAACGATCGTGGACCTACTGTATATTTAAGTTCTGGAAATCACACAATTCCGCTGAATGAAGATACAGTAGGTATGCTCGATGATATCGAAATTCGTAATGTTGATCTCGATATTCGTCCATATGATGATGAAATGAATGGCAGACCTTTCAGAAGTGCGTATCTGTCGTCTATTTGCGTTACACAGGAAATTGATCGTTTTGCTGCTAGACTGGCAGAAGAAGAAGCACCAGAGGAATAGGATTACAGGAATGAGACGTTTCATTATATTTTTAGTAAGAAAGAAACTAGGTCTCAAAAAATATGAGGACTTCCGGTTTAGAAATCAAAAATCGGAAGCCTTCTATTTCTTTACAGACCGAGAACTAATAAAAGAAGAAAATGGTTACAGATGTTCAGCTGGGGTAAGTCTTAACTGGTTACTTAGCGATGAATGTGAAATATGTAAAATATATTGGAGGAATAAACAATGGCAAAAATAACGGGAACAGGAGCACCAACATCTAAAATACAGGCAGCAGTAGGAGATATCTACACAGATACAACAAACGGAAAGCAGTACAAATGTAAATGTGCTTACAAAAGTAACACCGAAAAAATGTATGTGTCGTATTGGACACCTTTAGATATGCCAAATCAGGAACCACAGTCTGGTAATAACGAAAACAAATCTGTTAGACCACACAATCGCAATAAATAAGGGAGGTGCACTTTACATGAAATCAGAAATGTTAATGGGGTTTTGCTTGGTACGCAAGTTGTGTCGCATACGGTATTGAAATAAAAGAATGACTGGGTAATACGCGATAAAAACAGTTACTTTTATGAAACATATTTAAAGATAAGAAAGGAGTACAAATTATGGAATTAAAGAAAGGTGACAAAACAGTAACGATACCTGGATGGGTTGTAGCAGCCGGTATTGTAACTGTTGGAACTATTGTGGCAGATATTTGTAAAGTACGAATTGAAAATCATAAATAGTTTCAAAAGTAGAGGGTCTGAACTAAACGTTTAGGTCCTCTTCTTTTTATATTTATTGTAAGTACAAAAAGAATAAGAAAGGAGTACAGTGTATGAGAGAACGACTTGAACGTGACCGGAATTTTGTAGTAATAGGAACTGTCGTGGAGGAGTTATGTCAACATTATGAAGTGGCTGATTCTTTAAAATCAGATATGATTGATTATGGGACTAAGCTATTATATTTGCTAGACGACGATATAGTATGTGTACGCAGTTCTTTTGAGAAATATGTGAGAAAAGATATTATCAAAAAGTTCGAACTGAAAGAAAAAGTATCTCAGAATATGACTGTAGAAGATCTGCAATACGTCTTACAGCAACTCCCGTCACATATGGAAGTAGTCATCCCGGTTATTAATTTAGAAGACCCAGATCATATAACAGATTTTCGAACTGTACGAACCGCTGGTGTTTTGAGCAGTAAGTATGAACTACATCCTGTATTATGTATTAATACCTCATTTAACGGCAGTGATATTTCTGCACAGATACATAAATCAGGTACATATTGTACAAAAGTATTATTTTAAGGAGAACTGTATGGAACCAAATATGAATAAGGAATACTCAGAACGCTTCGATACTCTTAGAAAAAACAGAGTAGAGATGAGCTTTCACAAATACGGTCCGGCGAAAACAAATTTTGGAGATAAATTAGTAGATGCTATTGGATCGCATGACTTATGTATAGAAAAATACAAAGATACCGGTAACACAGAATATTTGCTTGATGCAGCTAATTATTTGATGTTCGAATTTATGTATCCTCAGAAAGAAGGCGCCTATTTCGAGCCAACAGACTCAGACGGTTCTGCTGGTACCGTTGGTGAACCGATTGGTGAATGGGGATTGTAATTCGCGACGTGTGTTGTAACAGTAAACTTATTAAGTAAGAACAAGGAGTCTTAACTGAGAAAATCGGTTAGGGCTCTTTTATTTTTGGAGAGGAGATAATCAGATATTGCTTAAATTAATAGAAGATATTTTATGCATCATAGTGTTGATATTAGTGCCATGTTTCTTGTGCGAGAAGTTTGGTGTATATACCAGCTGTCAGAAAATATTGAAAAGGAGATGCGATAGATGATATGCGAGTTTACACAGTTATCAAGATTGTCAATAATATTTTTGATTTATACCCGTGCGGAATAGGAAGCATTGTATTAATGTATAAAAATGCTACTCCGATCCCAAGGGGAAAGTATCTGTATATAGGTGGCAAAATGTGTGGCAGTTTACTAGAAAAATATAGGCACAAGAATGTTTTATCAGTTTACCGAGATTGGCATGAGACACGTACGGATTATTATTTAGTATTGGATTTATTGGAGAAACAAGATATGGGAATACATTTATTATATCAACGAGAACCCAGTTTTAAGTTAACGATCGGTCAGGTCGAGGAATTGAAACAGTGTTACGGCGGAGAAACAACTATTGATCAGATGCTCGCTCATATTCAAGGCAAAAAGACACATAGATGTCCAAAATGCGATGGGACTGGATATATAGTCGAAACATATAATACTGCGGAACCATGGGAGTGCTGCGAGCAATTAAAAGAGAGAAAGGTGACTTGTGATTTATGTAACGGAGAGGGTTACACAGAGCATGAATATAAGCCTCGTATGGTACAGGACGGCTGGGAAAGGACTAGCGTATGATTAAGTTATTTAAGAGAAAACAAAAACAATCGACATTTTGCTACTGTCCGAGATGTAACAATGAACTTGTATCCAGTAACAGTTTTGTAGCTGATCGGGATGGAATCGTGGAGTATCAATGTAGTAGATGCAATGAGATAACATTCTGGGATTTTGCTCGATATCCAGTGCCATATTTGAGAACCTGCAGTGATTGTCATTATTTAATTGATGATGGTATGGGTAATCCATATTGTCCAAGGCAAATGCAGGAACACAGATGTTCACCGAGCACGCAACGACTGTTTATTGATAAAGCAGTTTATTGTGAATATTGCATGGGTGCGAGACCTCTGATAATAGGTGACACAGATGACCAAGGAATATGTATTATGTATCCAAATAAATTAAAAGCGTATGGTTATGATGTTCATGGTTTTGGATCAAATGCGTTACTTACGACTATTAAGTATTGTCCTATGTGTGGAAGACTGTTAAAGAATTGAAAGGAGTGATATAAATGAATGATTTATTAACTGTATCTGTAGATTTCAGTGAAACTGATAAGTCTGTAATGACTATATCAAGACAAACTGAGGACGGAGAAATACGCATTGTTAATACACTTACTGGAAGTGTAGCAGAGAGTATATACATTAAATTGATGTCCGAGGCAGATTTTCAGAAATTATTAGAAGACTGTGATGTGAATCAATATATTTATGCTTTGTATTTTAGATATTTTTAGGAGGAGTGAATAATAATATGTTTTTAGTAAAAATAACAGCAGTGCTGATAGTTGTATATTTCTGGTATAAGGCTAGGGTAAAGACCCATGTAGGTTCATTAACAGGTTTTGACAAATTACGATTTTCTAAACGTGATTTTACAGCACAAGAAAAGAGAATGCTTTTAATTATGGGAACATTTCGTATATTGATGTACCTAGCCATATCCATTACGCTTTTACATTTTGTATTTACTCATTTTTAGGAGGTAATTATTTATGACATGTGCTGAACATGCTTTAGAAAATGCTATTGAAGCAATGAAAAAAGGAAAAGAAATAGAAGAATGGGCTAAAACCGATACGAACCTATCATCATTAACGGCAACTCCAGAGGAAATCTGGGACATGGCTGGTTATATTATACATTCTTACAGATCACATTACTATGGTGAAGATGAGTGAAGGGCAGGGTCAGAGGACAGTATTTTACGTTATTTGGCCAGTAAATATGATATTAGTAAACCGATAGAATAGGGGGTGGATAGTATGGGGAGTTTAGACGGTACAATAACCATAGAGCAGGAGAGACGATTATGTGTGGTTGACAACGAGATAGGATACTTTCATTGTTGGGGTCAATCTCCAGGAGTTATGGGTTCAGCAACATACGGAATCGTTGAATTTGCTGATAGAACTGAAGAAGTGTATCCAAGTAAAGTCAAATTTGTTGACGAGGAGCATAAGCCGCTGTCATACTTTAAAGAGCATCCAGAAGCAGTAAGCAACATAATAAATTCGCATAATTAACAGCTCCTATTATAGGAAAGGAGTGATATTTATGATGGATTATGAACAATTATTTGCTATGAATCTACATCAAAAATTGAGAGAGAGAGTCAAAGGAAAAGTATTCTGTGTAGTTAAAAACAACATATTAGTAGTAGAAATCAAGAGCAGAGGCGATTGGAAATTTGGTATGGAGTTTGATAATTTTTCAGATAGATTTCTGAATGGCTTTACAACGGATTATGCGATGTGCGATATATTGAGCAAATACAGGAAGTTTATCACAAATAGATATTTCATTAAAGAGGCTTAGAGAAATCTAGGCTTCTCTTTTTATTTTTAGTTAGGAGAAGACATGGAACCAAAAAGAGATACACGTCACAAGTTAGATTCATCCAAAGTAGCCGATAGAGGATGGGTTGGGAGTCAAATAGACTTGCGATATTTACGTTTAGATAAGAAATGCATTAATCGTATGATGCACAAACCGTATCAAAATGATTGGAATACTGCAAGCAATCAACTTGCATTTAAAGAAAGAGGTGAGTCATCTACAAATGATTGAACTGAATATAGAAGATTACTGTCAGGACTGTCCAATGTTTGATGCAGTTACTGACAAACTGTATGCCAATTGTACGGTTCTTACTACTTATGTCACATGCAAGAACAAAGAAATATGCAATAAAATAAAAATCTATTTGGAGGAAAAGCAAGATGAAGAACGTTAGAAAAACTGTTGCAATTATATTTTGTGTCATGGTGATGACCACGGTGTCAGGTTGTGCAGCACTTGATTCAGCTATTAATGATTTTAAAGGTAATCTGGTAGGAAACGACTACACTATTACTACCTATGACAACTATGGAAATAATGTAATGACCACTACAGGCGACAAGATAAATATCATGGGTAATAAAGCACAATATACCTCATACGATGAAGACGGTGATATTGTTCGGAAATATGAGCTGTCTTCCGTTATCACAATTAATATTGACGGTAAAGAGATTCAGAATTGCGGTGACACATGCATATTTGCCCAGGGAGGTTTACATCCAGAAGCTGAATTTAGTCAGGAAGATATTTACAGTAAATCAACTGGAAAACTTTCAGATAACACATATATTTCCGGTATTGTTAATGCTTACAAAAATCAGTTTGGAAAATCGAGAATAGTTGTAATTAAATCGCAGCTTGGACAGCCTATTATTGCTTATTCTGGAGATAAGGTATATTGGGAACTTCCGGACGACTTGCCTAAGATGACGAAGCTTATGATTGACGGAAAAGCCCTTTATATTCACCGAGCTAATTTCCAGATTATTGATAAAGATTTGCTGGATTAAAAATAGAAAGGAGAAAGAAAATGAGCAGTTTTGAAATTGGAGTATTGATATTTTTAACATATTTATGCGTCTACAGTATTGTATTACGTATTTGTAAAACAAAAGAAAACATTGAGGTGACACGATCAATCGTGAAAATGGATAGCCATATGCTCAATAAAATGATGGGGGAATTCAACAATGAGAGGCAGAAAAATCAATAAGATACAAGGCGTCAAGATGTTTGAGCACAACAGATTGATAGAATATACGAAGATGGTGAAAGAATCAAATACGCCATCGGGAGTAAGAATGCTTCGACACAAACCGTACTCTATGGATATGCGAGGTGAATAATATGAATGAATGTGTGAACTGCAGACATTCAAAAGTCATAAAAATATGGGATAAAATGGAATGTCAATTAAAAGGCCATATGTGTGTGTATAAGGGATTGATGAGATATAGAGGTAAGCAGTTTTTGGATGATAGGATAGTCGATTGTCAGGATGGTATTAAACGTGAGAGAAACTGACTTTTTGTATCCTTATCAGCTTGACGCTGTAAATAAACTGAATAATGGCTGTATTTTATATGGATCAGTTGGATCAGGTAAGTCCAGAACTGGTCTTTTTTATTATTTTAAAGAATGTGGTGGTTGGATCAGTAAAGAAGGATACACTCCGATGACAAAACCAAAGGACTTATATATTATAACTACTGCAAAGAAACGTGACTCTAAAGAATGGCTAGGAGAGCTTGCTAATTTTCTGTTATATCCTGGAGAAGACGGAAAGACCCGCTTTGGGAATAAGATCATCGTTGATAGTTGGAACAACATCGGAAAATATGTAAGTGCTCGTGATGCATTTTTCTTATTAGATGAGCAGCGATTAGTTTCATATGGAGCTTGGACACGAAACTTTCTGAAAATTGCTAAAAAAAATGACTGGATATTATTAAGCGGTACACCGGGAGACTCTTATGTGGAGTATCTTCCGGTGTTTTTAGCGAACGGATTCTTTGAAACTAAAACGGAGTTCAACAGAGAACATGTTGTATTCTCAAGGTACACCAAGTATCCCAAAATTGACAGGTATATAAATACAACTAAACTAGATCGGTTGCGTTCACGTATTTTGGTGGAAATGGAATATAAGCATAACATAAATAAGCACCACGAAGATATTTACTGTGAGTACGACAGAATATTGTATAAAACTACTATGAAAAGTCGATGGGATCCGTACAAAAATGAGCCGATTCAAGATGCTGGTGTACTATGTAATATTCTAAGACATATCGTAAATGCTGATGAGTCAAGACAAGTAGCTTTGCTTGAAATTCTTGAAAATTACGATCGTGCAATTATATTTTACAACTACAATTATGAGCGAGATATTTTGTTAAGTCTTGCTTATAATGAAGGAACTGAAATAGCTGAATGGACTGGACATGCTCATCAACCGGTACCAAAAGGAAATAAATGGATTTATATTTGTCAATATAACTCTGCAGCTGAAGGATGGAACTGTACACAGACAAATTGTGTTGTATTCTTTAGCCAGAATTATTCATATAAGATGATGACACAAGCAGCAGGTCGCATTGATCGATTAAACACACCATATGACGATTTATATTATTATCATTTAAAGTCTCACAGTAGTATCGACCTAGCTATATCCAGGGCATTAAAAGAAAAACGTAATTTCAACAAGAGAAAATTTGCAAGTATACCAAATAAATTTGAAAGAAAGGTGTCATAAAAATGAGCAATAATAATACCCCAGACTATTCGTTAAGTGACATAATACCGGTATTCGCTAAGTATTTATTGAAATCCGGATTGATAGCTACAGATTCGGAAGATTATCAAATGATGGAGGATTTAGCATCAAGTCAATATAAAGCTACATTATGTGAACATGAGTGGGAGAAAGTACTTATACCGGTAGGAAATCATGCGCATCTCATTCAATATAAATGTAAAAATTGTGGTTTGATCACAGATTGTAAATAGAAATGGATGTGACTTTATGGGTATTTCAACTAATATTATATATGAGGAAAACACAGGTAGGGTGCTTATACTTCAGGCGGGAAACGAATGGGTAGTTCCGGCTGGATATGAGTTGGCGCAATTTAAAAATGGTGTGGAACCGGTACTTGTCAGTGACGAAAAAGGAGCTGTATATCTGAAACCAAACACGTTCATTGTTACTGATTATTGAAAGGGGGGATAGAGATATGAGTGAGAGACTTCCTGTGTATACACAGGACTACATCAATGATATGTTTGCTAGATATTTATTGTCAATTATTCCAGATGATAAAATTGATGACGACGATAAAAAGTTTTTAGAAACTATTGCCAACGATATGTATATAATAGATGGTACATTTTAACGCGCGATAAAAACACGGTATCTTATGCAAAGAAAGATTTATATTTTAGGAGGTATTTGAAATGAAAGAAATGTTTAAAAAGGGTTTTAGCTTTACGATGGGAATGTATGCAGCACATATAGCTGTATGTGTCTTGAATGATATTGCAAAATCTAAAGTAACAGAAACTTCTACAAAAGAAGAATCAAAAGCAGAGGAGGAGTCCTAACAAGGGCTCTTCTTATTTTTTATTTGAAAGGAGTACAGAGATATGAGTGATAAGAGAGATTTTCGTTCGTTTATTATAAATGGAGCCAATTTGAAGAAACCAGCCACTGTAAATATGCCGAAAACTAATTGTACATCAGGAGATATGTTTTCTATTGATCAGGATTTTGCTGAGCAGTTTCGTATGAGTATGAATGAGACTGTCAACAAATTTATATTTACTCAAATACAACCATTTGTCGATTCTGTTTCAACAATGGAAATTTCAAAAGAAGAATTAGTCGAAGCAGTTCTGTTGAATCGACTAAAGAAAGAAGCTATTAAAAAATACGGTTATCACATTCTTAGTAGCATTATGTATTATGGAGAAATCAAAACATGTGACATTGCTAATGGTCCTGGAGTGAGAGTCAGTTTATTTGTATCTGGTTGCCGGAATCACTGTAAGGGATGCTTTAATTCTGAGACTTGGTCATTTGATTATGGGCAACCTTTTACAGATGAGGCTATAACCGATATTATAGGAGCTCTTGATCCATATTATATAACAGGGTTCAGTCTTCTCGGAGGCGACCCGTTTGAACCGGAGAATCAAAGATCGTGCACTATGTTATTAGAGGAAATTCGAAATGTGTATCCGTCTATTAGCATTTGGTGTTGGACAGGATATTTATACGATACTGATTTGGTACGAGGCGGTAAGTGCTGGACACCATGGACCGAACAAATGCTGAGTTATATCGATACTTTGGTAGACGGACCGTTTATAGAAGAAGAAAAAGACGTTGCCTTGCCGTTCAGAGGAAGTAGAAATCAAAGGATTATACATTTGAATCAGGAGAATAAACATAATGATTAAAATGAAAGGAACTGTGTTAAAACTTGGAGTTGTTTTTGGAGATGAAGAAAATAAAACTATGTTTTCAAAAGAATGTGACTTAAAATGTGGAGAAAAAGTCGATATTGTTAATGAACTATACGGAACATGGCAGTATCGACGCAATTATATATTAGGTACTGGGATTATAACTCGAGAAGAAGACAATCTGGTAATTAAAGCAGAAATAGACATGCCGGACGATATTGAAAAATTGTATTACGTATCACATTATATCAATGTTAAATCGCATTCGGAAGACGGTATTACTGTTGTCGATAGAGCAACTCTTTTATGTTTGTCTGTTATTGATGTGTCTGCTGTAGTTGACGACATTGCATATTTGGAGAAAATTGAGGAGGATAATACAAATGAATAGCAGTGAGCAATTTGAAAAAGAGGTAAAAGTTATGCTGTCTGGATATTTAGGATCAAACCCAGATGCTGTGAATTATCTTGCTTTAAAAATTAGAAAGTTACATGAAGTATATTCTAAAAAGGAGATTAGCGATAATGAATGATATTGGTAATAAATTTGTAGCATTTGATGAATATTGTAAAACGTGCAAATATCGAGATAAATTGGAGGAGGAAGAGCCTTGCTTTGAGTGTCTCACAGAACCGGTAAATCAATATTCGCGTAAACCGGTTAGATGGGAGTCAGTATGATATTTGCTAATGATCATTGTGTTATGTGTGGTTCTTATGTTCCAGAAGGGCGACAAGTATGTAAGAATTGTGAAGATAGTATCTCACAGAACCACATTAATAACGCGATAAATACATTTCCTATTATAGAAACAATAATAAGGAGGAACGTTATAATGAATAAATTTATGAATGCAATAGCAAGCATCGGAATATTTATATTCTTATTTGGGTTTATCGTATGTATATTTATCGATTTGCCTAAATGGTGGATAGTAATACCGATGTTCATGGTAAGTGGACAGTACATTTATAATGTTCATTGGCAGCGTAGACGTAAATTATTGAAGGCAAGAAAAATAAGAAGGAGCTCTAGGATTTAGGGCTCTTTTCTTTTTCGCACAGTTATCATGTTCTGTTATGGGAAAAGATGACAATGATATTTTCAAGAAAGGAGTATGAAACAATGAAAATTACATTTGAAGTATCTATTGAGGAACTTGGAAGACTTTTAGGAGTGGAAGCTAAAAACGACAGTGGCGCTTCATTAATCAGACCAAGTGAATATGCGAGATTCTTTGATGAAAGTTGCCAATTATGGCGTAACAATACGAAAGAAAATGAGTATACTTTAAAGCTTATACAAGAGAATGCAAATTCAAAATTACAGGCAGTAGGATACTTATTTCTGAATGATGTATATGACATGTTAGGTATATCTAGATCGAAGATCGGGCAGTTAGTTGGCTGGGTCTATGAAGATGAAAAGTCACATGTAAACTTTAGTTTGCATGAAGGTCCTAAGAATATGACAATGGTAGATTTCAATGTTGATGGACTTATCATTGACAAAATCTAATCTGAAGAGAGGTCTCAATACAGGGGCTTCTCTTTTTATATTTATTGTAAGTACAAAAAGTAGAGAGGAGTAAATTAACATGCAGATTGGAAGTATTTGTATTTTTATATTGTGTATTGGTGTGATACTTGGTTGTCAGCTGTTTCAAAAATATGGAAATTCACGCCTAGTGAGTGGAATGGATCCCGTAAATAGTTTCCTGAAAAAGAACTACAGTGAGTACCACGGTGTACGGGAACCTGTAAAAAGAGTTGAGTGTAGAGACGGGTTTTCGATATCTATACAAGCTGGGTTCTATACGTATAGTACACCAAGACTGGATAAAGCATGGCCGTACACCGAGGTTGAATTGGGATTTCCAAGTGAACTGGATCATCTTATTGATATTTATGCTGAAGATCCCGGCACAACTGAAACCGTTTATGGCTATGTACCTATTAAAGTGGTAAATAAACTTATCAAGAAACATGGAGGGATCATTAATTAAATTAGAGTAAAGGAGAAGATATTTTATGAAAGCACGTGTATGGATGGACAATGATGAATTATGGTATGTGAGTGTATGGACTGAGAATATGGGATGGTACCCACTTAACAGGACTCGCGGCTGTTGGACAAAATGGGGAGCGAAACGATTAGCAAAGAGATACAAGAAAATACATGAGCGTAGTAAGAATTCAGAAGAACATTTTGAGATTTAGGAGATATAAAATGAATCGACGAATTGCGATGAAGCAACTGAAATCGTTTATGGCTATGTACATATTAAAATAGTAAATAAACTTATCAAGAAACATGGAGGGATTATTAATTGAAAACGACCGAAAGACTTGTATTGGGACTTGCATTAGAATCAATGGCTTTTAAAGATACTTTATATTTAGAAGAAAGTGGTCTTAACTTCTTTAATTCTAATAATGATGTAGATGATGAGAGTTCTATTAAGAAATCTATAATTCGTCATTATCGAAACCGGAGAAAACGGATAGAAAAACATCTGAAACTCTGTCCTTGTTGTGGAGGTAGTCCTTATTTTTATGATCAACATTCATTTGATTACGACGAAGATGAGGAAGTTACGACTGTGTGTATTTCTTGTGGGTGCGGTATGCAAACGAGGTGTAAATATATCTATTGTACATGGAATGATTCTGCCATGTATAGATATGACGAAGAACTAGCGGACATATGGAATAGAAGAGAAAGGAGTAATTGAAAATGAATCGACGAATCAAAATGAAGAAATTGAAGCGGGAAAATGCTTATCTTAAGGAATTATTGAAATACGCAAAGGTGCCACAGTTGACTCCATCATTGCCTAGTGTAGCAACACTCGTAGCGGCTTATTATCATGATGGTTTTATGCCAGAATCTATGATATCTGAATTACTGGCACGGGAACTGGTTAACGAAGTCAGAAAATACATGGTCATAGAAGGACCTGAGTATACAGAAGATTCACTAAAACAAGATTATGCATTATATCGCGGTGTCATAAAAGTAGTAATTCCAGAAACAAAAGAAGTTTAGGTAAGGAGATATCGATAGATTATGAAAAATGAGCCGATAACAGTGGTGTTAAATGAAAAAGAAGTAAAAGAAATACTGTCTGGATACTTGGATGGTATGTACGCCGATTTATGTGTTGACGGTGTAGAACTCATTACTGACAGAAAACAGTTTAAAAATGCTGTTATATCTTTTAAGCGAAAGGAGCGATAAAAAATGAGCAATGGTGATAGAACAAAAATGGAACGTGTTGAATATACCAATGATGAACAGCATCTTTATATTAACGGCAAACAGTGGGTTTCACTTGAGAGATTTACCCAAATACGAAATGAAATAAATGCTGAAATAATGCTGTTAGGTGTAAAAGTAAAAAGGCTTACAGAAGAGAACGAAGCGTACAAGGTACTACTTAGAGATAAGTTGAATCAGGAGGATTAACGTATGGGAAACACAGGGATTATTAAAGGAAAAGGAACTAATTTAGGCTTATATTTGCATTGGAATGGCGGGTACGATTCCGTATTAGCGTTTACACAGTATTGTAAATTAAAAGGTTATAGGAGTCCTGAAAATGATTGTTATGGTCTTGCAAGATTGTGTCAAGTAGTTACCAACTTTTTTGGAGGAGGGTTATCGGTTGGTATTTTAAATATGACTGGGGCAGAGCATGTGACAAAAGAAATAGCAATCGATTACGGAGGAGATAACGGTATTTATGAACTTGAAGATTGGAATATAGTAACGCACTGGACAGAAAACGGTGTGATTGCTGAAGCATATGAATCACATGAAGGGTACGACTTAACTGAATTCTTACTGAGTATTGATAGTCATATGCCTGTTGAAGAGCAACTTGGAAAAGAATTTATTAATGCGGAAGAAGTTAATGTTGCTGAGTTAAAAGCAGGTGACACTGTATATATTCACCGTTTTGATAAAGGTTACGAAAAACATACAGTTGTTGGTATTGCTCCTGAAGATTATTTTTGCAATGGTTTTGTAGGCGGGTTACCATATGTTGATTTATATGGAATAGATGGTAACTATATGCAAAATGGAAATAACTTTATAAGAACAAAGACCATAAGAAGAACAAAGGAGAACTAAACTTATGAGTGATGCAAAAAAATGCGATAGATGCGGAAGATATTATGGAACAGATGCTACACGAGCAGTTACGGTTGATATTTGTGCGGTCAGGAATATATTTCATACATTCCGGTGCGACTTATGTGAGGAATGTGCAGAAGAATTATTGAAATTCATGCATATTCTACCAGATCCGAAACCTTTTAGGAATAAGAAAGAAAAAGAAGAACTAAAAGATAGAGCACGTCCTGATGTTATTGCTGCTGTCATACGAAACATTGAGAAAGAGGGCGGCGACGGGATATTTTATTTATCCACTAATAAGAACCTTGATTTAACCTTGATCGAAAAAGATATGTTGATCAGGATGTATGATCCAGAGCACGAACACATTACACTGAATATTATAACAGAACTGATAGAATTGAAATAGGAGGTTAAAAGTTGTGGGAAAAATAGGGCGACCGAAAAAACTGGATGCAAAGCGTAAAAAAGTACAGTTTAGACTCAAGGACAAGCAGGTCGAGATGCTGGATAACATAAGTAAAAAGACTGGTAGAAATAAAACAGATATTTTTGTAGATTTGATGACCAAGGAGTATGGGAGAGTCATCAGGAAGGAGTAGAAATGTTAAATAGAATATGGTTAACAGTCAGAGTCGTATGGGCTTTATTGTTAGCTTATAAATTTATGACAGAAAAAGATAAGTTCAAACGCATCGAGTTGTTAGTGTGGTTTGGCATAGCAGTATGTGTGTAGAGGAGGGGTAAGATGACTGTCAGTAAATCGTTTGAAAAAGTAGACATTGGATATTTATATTATATTATTGATAATCAACTTGTAGAAAGTTATGGAGAAGTGTGGCACCGTGATGAGTGGTATTTTGATTCTAAACATTGGGAGCCTGAAGAGAATATTTTTGTCGTTTTTCAGAATCCAAGAAGAACAATTTTAAAGAAGCATTGCGCTGGATCAGCTGGAGAGGTCGTTGATGGAAAGGTATGGTTGCAATTATACGATAGACGAAAAGCTGCAGAATTGTTGATGAAATATGAACAAGAAAAAATAGACAAACTAATCGAAGAGAATAAGAGGGCAATAGCTGCCCACGTTAAACGGATCGATATCTTAAAGGAGGAGGTATGAGTTATGCAAGTTACAATTGGAGAAAGACAGAGCGGTAAGACTACTAAATTAATTAAGAGATCAGCCGCTGAAGGGTCTTATATTTTGGTAGCTACTAAGCGTCAAGCAAATGATATATTTAAACAAGCAAGTGAAATAGGTATAAAAATTCCGTTTCCTGTTACAATTGACGAGGTATTGAATTATAGAAATTTTGTTCAATGTACTAAATCTCATTCTAATACAATGGAAGGTACAAGTGTTTATAAAAAGGGGATACTTATTGATGAGATAAGCTCTGTTCTTGACTACATATTTAATGGTATACCAATCCATGAAATAACTATCACTGATTATGGAAATATTAGCAACGTGTTCGTGCCGAAAGAATCAGTTGAGCAGGCGACATTTGAATGTAGGTACACAGCTGCGGAACTCTGCGGAACTCTGCGGAACTCTGTGAAGCTATGGAGAACATGGTTAGACATACAATTCCAACCGTAAGACAGAAAGTTCTTGAACTCAAGCCAAGTGAAATCAAAGTTGGAGATAAAATTTGTGTAGAGCTGAAAGGGCTTGGAACTTTTATGGCTACTGCTCATAAAGTTACAGCAAATGAAATCTTATTTATCACAGACGAATACATCGCATCAAAGCCTATGTATGGGTTACAGGAATGGATTGAAACATCTGTATATAATGCTTTCCCAGAAGAGTTAAAAGGTAGAGTTAAAAATCTCACGGTTCCGACTGTTGGACAGGTGTTCAGCTGGGATGACGAATGGCGTCGTAAAACTTTTGTGAGAGATAATGACGAGCAGTTACCGCTTATGAAAGAAAGACGTAACAGAGTTGCATATCTGGATAATGATTACGAATGGGGATGGTTACGAAATTCTACCAAGCGAGAAGATTCTTCGGCTGCCTTTGCCAGTGTCTCCAGCAATGGTTTTGCGTATTACTACGGCGCTTCGTACTCTCTTGGCGTTCGTCTTGAGTTCACGTTGGTAAATAAAATCTCGTGGATCAAGCTCCATCTACAACAATTTGGCTAAGAGGGAGTAATTACGCTTCCTCTTTTTTGTATAGAAGGTGGTATGCGTATTATGAATATTTTTAATGTTATGATGGTTGTTATTGTATTAGTAATCATGGTAGGTGTTGGATTAAATGTTTACAATGATTACAAAAATTATAATCATGGAAAATGCCGATATTGTGATGGACAATTATTGTTAATTGATTATAGTTCACGAAGAGGTCACTTATATATGTGCGACAGATGCCAGTGTAGTGTTTGGATCAGTTGGCCTGTAGATTGATATTTTACAGCATGTAGGTGACTGGAATATACCTTATATTTTGTACTGATGAATCGCGTGGAAAACATGTTCTCTTATGAGCAAAAACAAAGGAGGAATCAGTATGGATAACAAAGTAAAAGCGATTTATGTGAGCAGAGGAAGCCGATTCGTTAATATCGGATATGAAATCAATGGTGAAATATTGATATTTCAGATTAACTTTATACTCAATGCTAATAACTGGGGAGCTATTGTGGTAGATCCAGATGGAAATACTATTACAAAACTTGTTAAGTTAGGCACTGAAATTAATGGATTGATTCTGAAAGTTGATGACTTTGAAATTACGATTGATATTTTCGACAATGACGAAATCGGACTTTTTGAAATCTATTATCACTAAGTCGCTTACAGAGGGGTTAAATACTTACCCCTTTGTTTTTCGACTATGTCAATACTTGAATTAAATAGTATCTGTGTTAAAATAAATCTCACTAAGATGGAGGTGAGAATATATGAGACAGATTGTTATTGTGTATTATGACGGAGAGAAGAAAGTAAAAGAAGTTAGAACTATTAGTGACTAATTTATATTTCTGGAAAGAGCTTGAGTTGAAATGACTTAGGCTCTTTTTTATTGTTATTTAGTAGTGTTAATGATAAAATAAATACTATAAAAAGAGGGAGGTCTATGTTTATGAGAAAAAAGAAGATCGTTGGCTTAGGACTTGCTTTAATGCTTGGATTATCGTTGATTGGATGCCAGGAAAATAGTGGTGGGTCTCAGAAAAAACAGGAGAGTAGCGAAAAAACGGAGAAGAAAGAGAATTCTAAGAATTCAGGGAAAGTTACAGTAGATACAAGCTGGTATGAAAATGATGGAAACGCTATTTCGTCCGGCATATTTGTTGTAGGAGAGAGTTTGAAAGCTGGAAACTATACTTTTACGGCTAAACGAAACCATTCGTCAGACACTTCTGCTATAGTGGGAGTATTTGAAAGCTTAGATAAATATAAAGAATATTTTAAAACGAGCAAGGAACTTATCAGCAATAACAATAGTGCAGCTGAATGCTTAGCTAATAGCTCATATTACTATAAATATCTCAGGCAGGACGAATCATGTACCATAGCCTTATCTGATGGTAACGTGCTGATGCTCGAAGATGTTAACGGAACTCTTGCTGATAATAGTAATTCCGATAATAGTGTTCCGGAATTAAAAGCTGGTAAAGATCTTGTATCTGGAATATATTCTTCTAAACAAATAGGAGAAGGTACCTATATTATAAGTTGTGGAGATACTGGTGAGGAAGACAGTCGAGCCAATGTTGTGCTATTTGAAAATGAAGATACATACAAAACTTATTCAAAATCAGATGTATATTCGGTTGCTGATTATGAAAAAGCAGTTGGGGAGTCTGGATTCTTCGATTGTGTTATGCAGCCTGGAGAAACCACTACTGTAATCGTTGGGAAAGATACAAGGCTGTTAGTGGATTACGGCACTTGCTATATTCAGAAAGTAAAAATGAATTGGTCTATAGATGAAACGAAATAATTGATATTTGTAAGGGCTTAGGTCAGAAATGACTTAGGCTCTTTTCTTTTTATTGATTTTTAGGAGGATAAAAATGGGTGAAGATGATAAAGCATTAGAATTAGGTAATGTAACATTTTGCAGTTTAACAGAAGAACCACCGGAAGTATTACCAGAACCAGCACATATTGATGTGCATAGATTCTTAGAACCACATGAATGTACATTTGAGGTTTCACGAGAATCTGTGAGGGATATTCTGTATAACATAATGCGATACGGGCGACGCCATTCAAATAACTGGTATAAGTTACACGGGGTTAAAACTACTCGGAAATTGTACAGTGAAAGAAAAGGGAGAAAAAGATAATGAAATATACAAGTTTAGGATCTGGATATTTATATAAGATTAAAGATGGTCAACTTGTTGAATATGCTGGGGATATTGTTATAAATGAGAAGTATGCTGAGATGTTGTCTAATATATCTCGAGGAAGAGCATATTTTTGTGCTGCAGATCTGGGACTATATTCAATAAAGAAGTTTACAGTTTGTGTAAATGAGGGTGAGGTTTACAACGGTATGGTTTGGTTACATGCATCTGATCGGAAAAGGGCTGCTGAAATATTCAGGAATTATTCTGATAGAAAGATTGCAGAACTTGGAGATAAACTATTGCATTATCAGAAAATTCGAGATAAGATGAATGACCTGATTTTTGATTCTTTGGAGGTTTAGAGAATGGACGACGGATATAAGAAAATAGCGGATGGATATTTGTATAAGATTTACAATGCAGCTTTGAGAGAATATCCTGGAGAAGTAATTATACATGAACGACGTAATAAGATGATGTCAAGCAGCAGGCGTGGCAGAGCTTTATTTCAAGTGAACTGTGGACTGCCATGGGCATATAAGAATTTGACAGTATGTATAAACGAAGGTGAGGTTTATAATGGTATGTTATGGCTAAAAGAATCGGATATATGTAGAGCAGCTAAGATTTTACATAATTACGAAGATGAAAAAATGAATCAGTTACACGAAGAACTTCATATACATAGTCGACGCTTAGACATCTTGGAAGATGTATTGGTAGAGTAAAATGGAGGTGATTAGTAATGCAAGCTGATTTTATTGAGGGAACTAAATCATTAATTAGAATTATATCGATACTTGCAGGAATTGGAGTTTATATATTGGTATGGCGTTTGGTTGTAAAATCGTGGGATCGCGTATGGAGCGATACTTATTATGACACTTTTAAGTATTTGATATTGGCATGGATTTTTCTCAATATAGGAGTTGCAATTGCAGCTTTTAGGTGGGCTTGGACGTGATTCGCGAGGGTTTCATGGTATGTTATGAGAAAGGAGTGAATTGAAATGACACTTAAACAAAAGTTTTGGACAATTGTTGGTAGATTTTTGTATAAGATTGGATATTTACACGATTGAGAAAATGGAAAGAGGAAGGACGAGTCTTAACTGAGTAATCAGCTAGGGCTCTTCTTTTTATTAATATTTTGTATAGGGAGATGATACCGTTGAAGGAAGTAAAGAAGAAACGTGGGAGACCTGTGATCGGGTGTCCTAAGAACGTAAGGACAACTGTGAGAATGACCACAGAAGTTGGAGATATGTTCAATGATATTTGTGTGTCTCAGGGTTGTACTAAGTCGGAGGCTTTAGAAAAAATGATACGTAATCAGTACACTTTGACGAAAAATGGCTTTGGATTTTTGTATGACAATAAATAAAAAAAACGGGGCTATTTATGTATGACAATAATTATTTTAACATCTATTTATGTATGACAATAAATCAAATTTTGAATTTTGTATGACATTAAATAATGATTTTTGTATGACAATAATTCGGTAAATGAGGTATTTATGTATGACAATAAATAGGGAAATATGAATTATGTATGACAATAAATAGCTGAAAATCGTGAAAATGGGCTAAAAAGGGCTTAAAATACGTGAAAATGGGCGATTTTTGGCTCTTTTCGAATTAATGTAAACATTTAATCGTAAAAAATGTATAACCTATATTCCCCATAAGAGCAAAATTATACAATAATATAATATTGTTATAGTATATATAGAACAGTATTATACAATAGTATAATTTTACACTTTATATAAATATAACCCGGCATTTTTTCGAATTAATGTAAACATTTAATCAAAATATAGAGAAAAGAGGAATTTTAATGAAAAAGGCTAAAGATTATTGGACTCCTATATTTGAGATGTTCACGAACGAACATTGGAGTATAGCTGATCGTGTCGTAGATTGGTATCCATGTGGTCAATACAAACTTGCTATAAAGTTAGACGATGATGTCCAGTACGAATATGATTGGACAACTAAAGCTCTTATAAAATTAAGTGACACTGAAGATGAGATGGCTAGAACGGAAGAAGAATGGCGAAACATATTTTCACGTAGGTTAATCCGAAAACTATACACTTCTGGAATATCGCAACTTAGACTTTCGGAACTAACCGCTATATCACCAGTGATGATCAACCGATATATAAAATGCTTAGCGACACCAAGCGGATACAATCTTCAAAAAATTGCACGAGCTTTAAGCTGTAGTATTGATGAATTGATTTATTGATATTTGAAAATTGTTAAATAGGAGAAACATAGAAATGGATAGAATGGAAGTAATTGAGGAAAACGAAGAGTGGACCCCAATACCAGAAACAGACGAATATGAAGTTACGCGAAGTGGCCATATTCGTAATGCAAAAACTAAGAAAGAATTACACGGTACCATAGACAGTCAAGGAAGAGTAAAAGTCTATTTGACTATACACGGAAAATCATGCTGCAAAATATTATCCAGAATAATTGCAGAAACATATTTTGGCAAAGAGGCGTGCTATGGAAAAGATGTATATCATAAAAACGGAAATAAACTGAAAAATGAAGTAAATAATTTAGCAGTCGGTACTAGATCAGATTCGATGCGAAATTCATACAAGATTAGAAAATCGTCGCTATCAAAAATTGGAAAACCACTTGAGTGTGTTGAAACAGGATTTATATTTATGTCCATTGAGGAATGCTCAGAATATATGGGTATTTCAAGGAACGCGATTAGTAGGAGTGCTAATAACCCACGTGTAAAAACAAGAGACAGTTATCATTTTAGATTTTTATCGGATATGCAATGCGAAGACGTTAGAGATATTTTAAGACAACGAGCTAATTGGTAAGATTTATAGGGCGCAGAATTTACATGCGCTCTTTTTTTTGTTTCCTTAAATCATTCCGGAATTGATATTTTACAAAACCTACTAAGTGACCGCTAAAAATACATGCCCTTTTATAGAGAGAAGGTAAAAAGTCTTCTATTTTCTTTGACTATAACCTGTAAACAATGAGAACGCCGATGTCATTTGTATGAAAGATGCTTACAGATTTTTCCATACTACTAAAGTCAAAGAACGCGAGGCCTTTTTACTTTTTCTTTATTAATATTTTAGGACCCTTAGTTCAGTCGGTTAGAACATTCGCCTCATAAGCGAAGAGTCGTAGGTTCGAGTCCTACAAGGTCCATGAATAAAGGAGCATATTGTTATGAAAGAAAATAAGTTTCAAGCAAATCTAATCAAAGATATAAAGAAAGAATTCTCTGGATGTATTGTGTTAAAAAACGACAGTTCATATATGCAGGGGGTTCCAGACTTGTTAGTTCTCCATAACGATAAGTGGGCTACCTTAGAAGTAAAAAGAAATAAAACAGCAAAACATCAGCCGAATCAGGATTATTATGTTGAGAAAATGAACGGCATGTCGTATTCGGCTTTCATATATCCGGAAAATAAAGACAAAATTATGTCTGATTTAAGAAAAGTATTCAAAGAATAAGGAGGATATACAATTGATATTTGAAAAACATTCTGAACTGCATGGAAGACATGCATCACTTGCTCCAAGTCAACCATATTGGCTGAAATATGATGATGAAGAACTGTATCAGAAATATGTAAGCAGTTATGCACAAAGTATGGGTACATCGTTGCATGAATTGGCTGAGTTGCTAATACGTAAAAATTTGAAATTAAAGAAGAACGAAGAACTTGTTGTATTAAGTCACCTGCTCAATGATGGAATTCCTCGTAATGCTATTGATATGGACAGGCTTTACGAAAATCTTCGGAGATATATTAACGATGCTATTGGATTCAAACTGACACCAGAGCAGGTGTTGTATTATTCACCATATTGTTTTGGAACTGCAGATGCTATTTCTTTCAGAAATAATTTTCTCAGGATCCATGACTTAAAGACTGGAACTACTCCTGCCAAAATGGAGCAGTTAATGGTGTATGCAGCTTTATTCTGTCTCGAGTACAAACAGAAGCCTGGAAACATTGATATTGAGCTTCGTATATATCAGAGTGATGAAATAGTTCATTATGAACCAACCGCAGATGATATTTTACCGGTAATGGACAGCATTGTAAGGCATAGCCGAAGACTTGAACAAATTCATGAGGAGGGGTAAGCAATGAACCCAATAGCTGACGAAATATTATCTTATTACGGACATGCTGATACAATAGCATCTGAAGAATCTATTGATATTTCAGAGATGTTACACACTGACAGCAATCCGGTAGCTAACAGTATTGCTTCATACTTTGGAATAGTAGATGAGTGTGAGGGTGAAGAATTAGAACACTACGGGATGCCAAGGCGAAGTGGTCGTTATCCTTATGGATCTGGTGAGACTCCATTCCAGCATAGCAAAGATTTCCTTGGCAGAATCAAAGAAATGAAAGATTCTAATTTTACATGGACTGATCCAAAAACAGGTGAGAAGTTTACAGGCGAGAAAGCAATCTATGTATATTATGTTGCACATGGATATGCAGCCCGTACTAATGGTGTGGCGCGTAAATGGACCATTAATATAGACGGCCAAACTAAAAGTGGATCATATAATATTAATGGGATAACTGGTACTAAAGAATTAAGCAAAGGTACCATTACAGTAAGTAAAACAACAGCTGCTAGAACCGTAAAAGGGACTTGCAGTTTTGTACTTGATATAACATGGTCTGGAGCATATAACGGTACCGTTTCTGGAAATTCTAGCATCAATATTGGAGCCAAAACAAAATACACTGTAAGTTATAAAAATAACGGTGGAACCGGAGCTCCGGATTCTCAAACGAAATGGTATGGAACAAATCTTACCTTATCATCGGTAATACCAACTCGATCCGGGTATACTTTTTTAGGTTGGGGAAGTTCCTCTGCTGGAAAAGTTGAATATAAAGCCAAGGCAATATATTCGAAAAATGCATCAATAACGTTATATGCTATATGGAAATTAAACTACATAGCTCCAACTCTAAATAAAGTGTATGCTATTCGGTGTGATTACTCAGGTGAATCTGATGTTAATGGTACATATGCCAAAGTTTTCGGTGAATGGAGTGTCGATACCATCATTGATTCTACGAATGAGGCCACTAAGATAACATTAGAATACCGATTATCAAATGAATCTGCATGGACTTCTGCAGAAGAAATATCGATATCAGGAGTTAGTGGCAGTATAGGAATAGTTTTTGGTAATGGAACTATTGATGTTGGTAATGTATATTACGTCAGAGTAACTGTTTACGACAAAGGTGGTAAAAGTAGTACACAAACGACTTTACCAGCTTCAAGTAGGCCGTTCGATATTGGAAATAAAGGAGCTACAGTAGCTATAGGTAAAGCTGCTAGTAATATACCTGGATTTGAAGTGGCTTATCCAGCTCGTTTTGAAAATGGTTTAACAGAAAATATTCCAATATTAGATTCGGTAAGTTGCGATGATATAAAGACTACCGGAAAGTATTATATAGATGATACCTGTACATCTCGTCCTTATAGTATCGATGGATGGTTAGAGTGTAAAATGTATTCTACTGATTACTGTGCTCAAATATACACTACCAAATCAGGCAATATATACAGAAGATATATGCGAAACGGTACATGGGGTGTTTGGTCCGCCGGATTAGTAAATAAGCATAAGCTTTGGAGTGGTACCCTATCCGGTGGTGGATCAATCACTGTAGATTGCTTAAATTTATATGACATATTTATGGCAAGAACTTCTGATGGAGAAACAACGATGGTAGGAATACGATATTATGATGATTCAGGAAACAGGCGAACAAGTGTACGATTTACTGGTGGTTATAATGATGGAAGTGAATCATACACGTTTGAGGCTAATACAGTCGCGAATGAAAATACATTTAAGTTAATTGCATGTTCCAAGCATAAATTATCCAGTTCTGGAGTTACTGGAACTGTATTACAGCTTAAAAGTTTATGGGGGGTTATGTAAATATGTATGTGCAATTAGACACAGAAGGTCGTATTACAGGAACAGCAGAGTATAACTGTTTCCCAGAGAACACTACCGTTATTGAGTTTAATTTTCCTGAAGAATTTGATTTTAATAATCAATCTGAGTATTTGATTATAGACGGAAAATTAATATCGTGTGAAAGCAATGCGTCCAAACTATATAATAACGAGAACCGCTTAAGTGTGCCTCAAACTATAGCAGAACAGGATGACGCTATTTGTGCTTTATATGAAGAAAATCTAGCATTAAAAGCTGTATCTGCAGAACAAGATGATGCCATTTGTTATTTATATGAGTCAATTATGGAGGGCCAGGAGAATGGTTAATAAAGCGATAGTTAACGCTTATGTACGACGAATACTTCGTGGAAGGATTACCACTAACGATGTTCCAAACGAAATACGATCGTATGTTAATGAAACACTTAATAAGGATAAGGAGGAAAATCAAAATGGAGATTAGTACATTAGGAAGTGTAGTAGGAATAGTAATGATTTGCTATGGTATCGGACTCGGATGTAAGGCTTCTGAAAAAATACCAGATAAACGAATCCCAGTTATCATGATGATATGCGGTGGTGTATTGGGAATTATAGGCCTTTATACGATGCCTGGTTATCCAGCTACAGATATTATTAATGCTATCGCTGTCGGAATGTTTAACGGGTTGGCAGCAACTGGTGTTAATCAGCTATATAAACAGCAAAGCAAATAAGGAGTGGTGATATATGGCACATTTATTTTTAATAGCAGGACATGGGGCCGGTGATAGTGGGGCCGTTGGATACGGTTACACCGAGGCAGAGCGAGTCCGTGCACTTGCAAGACGAATTGTAGCATACGGAGGAAGTAATGTTACCCTGGGAGATACGAGTCGGAACTGGTACGTCGACAAGGGTATTAGTTCACTTAAAATCTCAAAGGATTGGCAGATCCTGGAACTTCATATGGATAGTGGAGTGCCGACGGCAAAAGGCGGTCACGTGATCATCAAAGAAGGATATAATCCAGACGCATATGATACAGCGCTTGCTAACTTCATCAGTTCGTTCTTCCCAGGCCGAGCAAATAAAATTGTAGGCAGAGCGCATCTTGCCAACGTCAATCGTGCCTCCGCAAAAGGTTACAGCTACCGGTTACTGGAAAATGGATTCATTACAAACAAAACAGATCTTACGAAATTCAATGAGAAAATTGATGATCTGGCAAGAGGAATCCTTAAGTCCTTCGGTATTGCACCAGCAGCACCGGTAGCACCAGTTAAGAAGAAAGTAGAACCTGTCGATGGAGAAATCAAGTCCGGTGGAGTATTCCAGAGTAAGACTGACAAATTCGGCACTGTATCATACCAGGCTCACATGAGAAGCGCTGGTTGGGGAACTTGGCAGTCTGACGGATTAATGGTCGGATCAATAAACCAGAACCGTAGAATTGAAGCATTACATATCCAGCCAGATGGAGAAACAGATGTTGTAGTTCACATGAAGGGCATCGGTAATAAAGAATACAAGAACATCAAGAAGGACACACTGATCGGAACCACCGGACAGAACAGAAGACTGGAAGCAATCCGAATCATAGGAAAGAAATCGTTCTATCTATATAGAGTTCACCAGAAAAGCATTGGTTGGAGCGAATGGGCCAACAACGGAGAATGGGCAGGTACGACTGGAAAAGGTCTGCAGATGGAAGCACTTGAGATCAAGAAATCTATGTTCAGCGTTGAACCACATGTACAGAGCAAAGGATGGTTGTCGCCAAGAGCCGCTGAGAATGTGATTGGTATTACTGGTCATGCATTACGT